TGTGCTAATGGTGAACCACCAGCTGGTGTTGAAATGGAATTCGCAGACAATGAACCTTCAATGGTAACATCAGAAGTAATTCTACCACCATTCAGTAAAAATTTTGAACCAGTAATAGTTCCATCAGATCCTAATTGTAAAGTTCCATCAGACGATTTTATTCTCGATGTATTCACAGTAAATCCAGCGATTGAAGCAGATACAAATCTTGCAAATCCTTGATCTGAAATTGATGAAGATGCATTATTTTCGTTTGAAGGATTTCCATTAATTATTGCTGGTGTTAATATACTATTAGCAGAGACAGATCCTAAAATTGTTACATTATCTGTTATAGTACCGCCTTCAATTAATATTCTAGAAGCTGTAATATCTCCGTTATTTTGTATGTGATATCCCGAAGAAGATATTTCTAATTGTCCTGCAGATCCACTTATGAATTGAGTTGCTTCATTTCCTAAAAAGAATGTTTGTGTATGTATGTCTAATATACTAGGATCTGTTCTATATTTAAAAAAATTATTTTCATTTGCAACTAATTCTAAACCAACTCCGCTATATGATGTTTCTGACTGTTGTGGTAAAGCAGATCCTGAAAATAATAAAAATCCTCCTCCAGAACCAGTTGCTTGATTAAATCCTTCATATCCTAATGATCTAATATATCCAGTATTTTGAAGTCCTACAATTTCAACACCCGAATTTAAAGAATCTGCTACGGTTAATGAACCAGTTAACATTGAAAAATCGCCGTCGATATAACGATTTCCTCCTTCAAATACTTTATTTCCTATAATTGTTTCATGTTCACTTTTAACACCAGCTATATTATAATATTCTATTTTAAATTGTAATTCATTATTTGATTTATGTTTTACTGGTATGTCTGTTCTAAATCTTGTATAATTTTCTGTAAATCCATTTTCAGCTGATGTCAATGTTCTAATGTCTGAAAATTGCCATTCTCCAGATTCTATAACAAATAATAAAGATCCATTACCTGTTTTATCCGCATTGAATACAAATTGTTGATCATCTAATCGCTGTTGATTAGCATCAATTACTAGTTCACCAATTTTTCTTCCTAATGATACTGGTAAAGCTCCATTTAATGTATTTACAACATCATTAAAAAAAGATGATCCTGATAAATATATTGAAAGTTTAGGAGATTGAAAATTACTCAAAGAATTTTTTGTTGCAATTGCGTCAAAGATTATTTTATATTCAGAATTTTCTACAAATACTCCTGGTAATGATTCTTTTGTTTGAAATATTAAAACACTATCATTATTTGAATAATCAATCGAAGGTGATATTGAAACAGCATTATTTAATGAGCTTGTTGTAAATGTTAATGTAGGTGCAGAAGCTTCTGTTTTTCCAATATATGTATGTGATTCCCAATATTCATTAATAATGCTTTGAGATGTAAAAAACCCAACTCCAACATCTGGTAATATCGATCCAGTTGCATCTACAAATATTTCAGTTGGTTCTAATAAAATATCATTAATTAATTCAAATGTTCCAATTGTTGCTGAACTATTAATATATAATTTAATTCTTGAAATATCTCCAATTGATGGATCTAATTTTGTAATTTCAGTTAATGCAAATGATTCAGAATGTTGGGTACCTATATAATTTGGAGCTGCTTCATATTCTATAGTATATGAAGATTGATCAAATTTTGTATATTGATGTTGAGATAAACTTTGACTTAATGTAAATACAAATTTATTATCTAATTGTATAAAATCTTTACTTAATACTTTTTTAATAATAGAAGAATATATTCTAGCAGAAGATGTTGGTACAGTTGATAATGGTGTAGGATTTACTGGGGATGTAACTGTTAATGTTCCTCCAACCATATCTGGTCTAAATTCTCCTCCAGTTATTTTTGCAATAGATGAATTTTCTTTGGTTTCAAATTCAATTAATCCATCTGAAAAAATTGGAAATTGAGTATTATTATATTGTCTATCTAAACGTACGCCAATTTGTTCTGAAATGGTTGCTTCGGGTAAATTTAATGAATCAAATATAATATTATTTACATTGGGAGATTTTGTATCGATTGGAGTAGTTACACTCCATTTTGCATTAACAATATTTCTCCAACTTGCAGGAATTGATTCGTTATTATATGAATCTAATGTTGCAGCTAATGTTATTAAACAATCTCCACTTGGAGTATTGTCATAGATATAAATTGCAATAAATCTTGAATTATCTGGATCAATTTTATTAACTACTTCATGATAAATTGGATTACCGTTAGAATCTAAAATTTCAATTTGTAAATCAGTACCTGGTTGAAATATATCAGGTACTCCTTTTAATTTAAATAAATTTTTACCTAATGTTAATTTTTCAGGTAAAAATGTAATATTAAATATATTAGGAGATAATAATGATGTATCTGTAATATATGTATCTAACCGATCTAGGTTTTGTAAATTAGCTATAGCTTTCTTCATACTATAATATTCTTTTTTTATAAATATTATGTATGTAGAATCTGGCTGAAATTTTTAATCTTATTTACTTCAATTAAGTTATCTACCATATCTCTCATTGATTCAACATGTGATATAATGATAGAAAAATCAAATTTAGTTCTAAAATATTCAAATAAATTAGTAACTGCAGAAATATGTTCTCTATCTAAACTACCCCAACCTTCGTCAATAGCTATAAAATTTGGTCTTGGTAATGCGGAAACATTAATTAATGCTACACGAATTGCTAATGATGATATAAATCTTTCCATACCAGATGTTAATTCTAATGGCCAAAAATTATCTTCATCATATATAATATACCCATTAATATTTTTGCCATCTGTATTTAGAACCATATTAAAATCTACTACTTGATTTAATACATTGTTTATTTCTGTTTCAATTTTAGGTAACGCTTTTTTAATTAATTCATATGGAACGCCATCTCGCTTTACAGATTGTAAATAGTATTCATATGCTTTATATTCAGTTTCCAATTGTTTATATGTATCCAATTGTTCTAATGCTGTTTTCTTTTGTGTTTTAGCAACTTCGATTTCTCCATGATTTGATTTAATTTTATCTGTAATATCTTTTATTAACATCGTAGTTTCAGAAATTAATTTCTTTTTTGATTCTATTTTTTTATCTATAGTTTCATTATATGTAATAGCTGATTCATTTTTTCGAAATAATTCTTGTCGCTCAGCATTAGTTTCTAATTCTGATTCTTTTGTCTGTATATCGCTTTCTAAAATTTGTAATTGTAATTCTAATTTTTCAATTTTATTTTTTAAATTTATTTTTTCTTGATATTCATGAATTGAAGAATTTAATCTATCAATACGTTGTTGAAAGAATTCAGCTGCTCCTATTTTATTTTTTAATTGTAATTCATTTCCAGGAAGTAATCTTTTTGCTTCTAATGCATCTTTTACAAATATATTTTCAATACAATATTTACATGTATGATCATATTCATGAGTTTTTAAATGATCTATTTTCTTTTTTTGTGAAGTTATTAAACTCGTTAATGTACTTATTTCATTTGATATTACATCTTTTTTCTTAATAATATCTGATAATTCGGTTGATATTTTTTCGTATTGATCTTTATTAATTGTTGTTTGATATGATGATATATTATATTTATTACTGTTAATTTTATTTTCTAATGAATTACAATTAACATCTATATCTTCAATTTCTTTAATTAAAGATGATTCATCTTGTTGTAGTTTTTTAATATTTGGACCATCATATGACATTGGTTGTTTAGACTCAATTAATTCTACTATTTGATTTTGTAGATTATTTCTTGATTCTTGTAAATCAGTATCTCCTTTTTCCAATTCAATAATTTTATCTTGATTTTTTAAAATTATATCATCCGATTCACGTATAATTAAACCAAAATCAGTTTTTTTATATTCTTTTAATTTACCAGAAGTTTCTTTTATTTCTTCTGATGCTAAATGATATAGTTGTTCAAATACTGTTGTATCAAGAAATTGTGATAATAAATCTTTTCGTTCTCTTTGAGATTTTTCTATAAAATTATTATTATCTGCTTGTAATGAAAATGCAGTTAAAATAAAATCATCGTACGTTCCTAAATATCTTCTAATACTTTTATTTGTATCACTTCTTTCTTCTCCATTTAAATTTTGATCTTCATTATAAAAATTTACATTTACTTTAACATGGCCATGTTTTAATGTTATTCCTTCTCGCTCGATAGTATATAATTTATTGTTTAACATAAATTTAAATACTCCTTTAAATCCAGACTTTTTATTATTTAAAACTTCTTTTGATTTACTTGTTTTACTACATTTATCAAATATTGTATATGTTATTGCATCTAACAAAGAAGATTTACCAGATGCGTTTGCTGCAAATAATCCTATAACGTCTGATAGTTTTGAA